TCGGCGTCGACCAGGTCGCGGTCGTCGACCTGGGACAGGATCGAGTCCATGGCGGCCATCTGCTCGGCTCGCTGGACGCGTAGACGGTCAAGAACAGGGTTCACGGCTAAACCTCCGTCGAGAGTCGGCTTCGGGCAGCTTCGAGGCTCTCTGACAGACCCCCGTCAGGGCTGCCGAGGGGCCTTGGCCCGGGCGACAACCGGGGACGGCGGCAGGGTCAGCCGCTGGCGTTGCTAGGCCGAGTGTAGGGCCTCGACGATCCGCCGCCAGCGATCCACCTCCCGTTCAGGTGGCGCCGGCGGCCGGGCCCGGGTGCGAACCATGGAGACGGTGGCGTCGGCGAAGGCCGGCGTGGGCGTCATCGACACCTCGAGCAGGCGGGACTCGATCCGGGTCACCCTGGCCTTGGCCTCGGGCCCGCCGTCGGGGTCGAAGTCCTTCGGCCATTCCCATTCCGGCCGGGTCACGTCCTGAAATCCGATGGACAGGCCGACCAGGTCGCCGTCGTCGGCCATGCCCGCGGCCCGCTGGGCCTCGGCCGAGTCGTTCAGCTTCCACACGCCGTGAAGGCCGTCGTCGGGATGAGTCCAGCTCTCGGCGTGGCCGATGGGGAACGAGCGGTTGTCATGGAACAGGAGCAGGGGGATCTTGGGGTCGCTCCGGCTCCCGTTCGTCGACCGCTTGAACGATCCGTGGCGGTGCTGCTCGAGGAACCAGCCGATGTCGGCCCAGGTGCCATAGGGCACGGCCCGGCCCTCCAGGTACTTGAACGGCCGGCCCACCGCCTGGGCGTCGCGCAGCTCGAGGGTAGTGGTGAACTCCCGTTCCTCCGGTGCGGTCATGGCGTCGGTCCTCCGTTCGCAGGTGGTGCCGGTGGTTCCTCCGGGGGCGCCGGGGCGCCGGCCTCGCCCTCGGCCGCGGCCACCGCGATGGGGGCGGCAGGCATGTCGACCGAGCCCGAGGCCATGTATTGGCGGGCCTCCTCGGGGGTCAGGATGCCGGCGCCGACCAGGGCGACCATGGCGGTCGAGGTGGTGGCCAGGTCGTCGCGCAAGAGCTGGTTGCGGTCGAAGCGGATGTTCTGGCCCCGGGGCAGCCAGGCGTCGGACCACACGTCCTCGAAGTCGGACAGGACCGGCTCGAGGCTGGTCCGCAGCAGCTGCTGGTACTGCGGGCCGGCGGTGCGGTAGGTCATGCCGGCCACCGGCGCGCCCAGGAAGTAACTGTCGAGGTTGAACATGTTGGCGCAGTCGGTCAGGGACATCTTGCGGGCCTCGGTCAGCTGGGCGTCGGTCGGACTCCACCCGAGAGGGATGACCTGGGTCCCGTTCGGCAGGAAGACCGGCACCCGCTGGGGGCCGGAGAACTTGGCGTTCCATGACACAGCCGCGTCGTCGGCCACGTCCTGGGTCAGCGTCTGCGTGTTGGTGATCACGGCGACAGAAGGGACGGCCCCGCCGGACAGCGAGGAGCGCTCGTACTCGCCCTCCATGGCCATGCGGTCGAGGTCGTCCAAGTGCTGCTCGACCACCCCCACCCCCCGCACCGGGTAGGTCCGATCGGCCCCCCGGCGGACGTGAATCACGTCGTCGTAGTTGAGCAGCTGGCCGAGGTAGAAGTAGTCGACGTCGTTCTCGTTGCCGTAGATGCCGGTGGCCCACTGGATGTAGACCCAGTTGGCCGGCAGCCACTGCACGCTCGACGGCCAGCCGCTCGAGTCCCGCCCGGTGACAAGCGAGATGGTGTTGCCGGACATGAGGTAATCCTCAACCGCGCACTGAACGAACCAGCTGCGGGCCCGGGTCGGGTCGGGCCGGCGGCAGATGGGCGGCCGGGGCAGCGGGGTGTCGCCCCGGTAGACGTCCATGGCCATCTGCTTGGTCATGCCGCCGTACAGCTGAACCGCCCGGGCCACCGCCGGCACCTGCCAGGCGCTCGGCACGTCGTAGACGTAGGAACCGCCCAGGCCGGGCGGCGGCAGGGTCGACGGCGAGGGGAGCAGCGGACCGCCACCACCACCCCGGACCGCGCCTCTGAGGGCGGTGGGCAGCACCACCATGCTCATGACGCCCTTATTCCATCACAGTGGCCGGTCTGACATGGGTTTTACACTCACTCCATGCCCGCCGGCCGGCTGCTCGACATCCCCCAGTTCGTGAGCACGACCAACCGCGACGCCGTCACCACCTGGACCGAGGGCGACCTGTGCTACGTCTCGGGCCTCGGCTATCGCTACTACGACGGCGCCGCCTGGCAGCCCCTCGGCACCCCCATGAGCTTCCTCAGGGCCTTCGGTCCCGACGCCTCCTCCACCATCCCGGCCAATGCCTGGACCGCTATCGTGCTCGACCCGGCCGGCGAGCCGTGGCGCCAGTTCGGCACCGCCACCTGGGAATGGATCGGCCCGGGCGACCCCGACTACGCCCTCTCCCCCGCCGGCATCCGCTGTCTGCGCGAGGGTGTCTACGACTTCGCCGGCTCGGTGGTGTTCAACCCGGCCCAGGCGACCGGGACAAGGGGCGTGCAGGTCGTCGAGGTCAAGGGCCCCTACGCCGGCCAATGGCAGCTGACGACGTCGATCCCGGTGCCGAAGTCGACCAACACCCCGCTCATCGTGGCCGGCGAGGCCTACCAGTACGCCGGCAACATCGTCGAGCTGCGGGCCTGGACCGACACGGCCACCTCGACCATGGCCAACCCGCAGTCGGAATGGCTGTCGGCCACCCTCATCGCCGGGCCCTAGAAGACCTTGAACCGCCCGGCCCGGGCGGGGGCGTGGTCGTAAGTCCACATGGCCACCGTCGAGGCCGTGAGGGCGGCGATGGACACCGACGCCTGCCGGCGGCCCCAGGCCCAGCGGTCGCCCAAAGTGCGTCTTCCCGCCGCGGCGGCGGCGTCGTCGAGGGCCGGGTGGGGACGGTAGGTGAGGCTATGGTCCAGCAGGGCCTGGAGGAACCCCGCACAGGCCGCCGAGTAGTCGGCCGCCTGGAGCCCCTCCACCTCCAGGCCCGAACGCCGGGCCTGGTCGGCCACGTCCACCGCCGGCCCGGCCGCGTCGTGGCCGATGGCCACTGGTTTCCACTTCTCGGCCAGCTGCTTCAGGCGGTCGACGACCCAGCCTGCCCCGGGAGCGTGCTCAGCGACCTCCAGGCGCCCGCAACCGTGCTCGTCGCGGTGGAAGACCACGATGGCGGCGTCGGAGCGGTCCAGGGCCACGTCGAAGGCCAGGGCGAGGTCGCCCGCCGCCGGCATCAACTGGTCGCCCCGGGCCGATTCCAACCACAGCGTGAGCGGGATGACTCGGGCCGACTGGTGGGTGGCCCGGTTGCCGTAGGCCCGGGCGAACTCCTCGGGGCCGAGCAGCTCGAGGGCGGCCTGCATGGCGGCGTCGTCGATGGTGCGGCCGTAGGCCGGATGGAACTGCGGCCAGCTCTCGGGCGCACACGGGTCGAGTTCGTCGGGACAGGACCACTCGAAATAGGCCATGCCGTCGCGCCGGCCGGCGTCAACCGAGGCCCGACCCGCCTCCACGGTGGCGTCCCACCAAATGCTCGAGTCGTCACCGGCGGTGGAGAACTTGAACACCTGGGCCCGGCCGCCCTTGGTCGCCTGGGTCGGCACGATGGCCTGATCGAGGGCCTGACCGTGGACGAGGTCGAAGGCCCAGCACTCGTCGATCACCACCAAGTCGGTGGTCTTTCCGTGCAGGGCATCGGGCTGGGGCGGGAAGGGCCGCACCGTGCCGGCCGAGGCGTGCCAACGCAGCATCTCGAAGCCCGCCCCCCGCCGCAGGCGGTAGCCACCCTCGAGCGGTTTGATCAACGGGGCGTGCTCATTCAAGAGCCAGTCGACGGCGTGCTTGCCCGTCTGGGCGGTGAACCAGCAGCGGGCCCGGGGGACGGTCATGGCCCGCTGCTCGAGCAGCCAGCCGAAGCCGGTCGTCTTGCCCGACTGCCGGGGCACGCCCGTCGCCGACAGCGGATAGGCCCAGCGGCCGTCGGCCAGCACCTCCAGGGCCACATCGAACTGGTAGGCCTGCCAGGGCATGAGCGGCTTACCCAGCACCTCGGCCAGCCGGGCCACCTGCGGCCCGAAGGTCAGCCGCTCAGGGCTTCTCGGGGTGGCCCATCGTGGTGGTGGGCCGGCTGAGCTCGGCCAGGAGCTGGCCGAAGGTGTCGGTCTCGACGATGCCCCCGGCGGTGAGGCCTTCCGCCTGACGGAGGTCGAGGTAGGCACGGTTGGCCTCCGAGACTAGATGGGGGTCGTGCTCGGCCGCAGCCACGTCGACCGCTTTGGCCTGCTCCCGCAGGGCGGCTCGGGCGGCAGGCCCGATGCGTTTCTCGCCCCGTAGCTCGGTATCCAGGGCTCGTTCCACTCGGCCGCTCACGGCCCGAGGATATCGCCCGGCCCCAAGCGAAAAACGCACAAGAAAACGAGCGTTCGGGATGAGGTGGGCGGCCGCCACCAAAAACGCGCCCCGTTAGAAGCGCGTCTTGTACCGCGCCACCCCCACCCGGTAGGTGAACTGGTTGCGCTCCTTGCGTTCACGCCACCCCCTCGAGCTGTTGCAGTGGGGGCAGGCGGCCCGCAGGTTGGTGGGGTCGTAGAAGTCACCGCCCTCGCTCACGCTCACGATGTGGTCGACGGTGGTGGCGACGGTGGTGCAGCCCTCACGTTGTACCGCGCAGGTGTGACGATCACGCTCGAGCACGAGGGCACGCACAGCACGCCACGCCCTGGTCTGATAGCGGTAGTCGTGGGCGGGCATACGCTTTGAGTATGGCTATATCCGCACGTCAGCGTGCCAGTCTGCCCCGTGGTTCGTACGTGTACGGGCCGAAGTCCTCGGTCGGTGGGCGTGGGCGCAAGAGCTACCCCATCGACACCCGTGCTCGAGCCAGAGCAGCGCTCAGCAGGGCGGCCCAGTCGAAGACCGGCGGCAGTTACGCCCGGGTCGAGAAGGCCGTGAACCGTAAGTACCCGTCAATTGCGACCCGGCACCACACGCCCAGAGGCCGACGCTAACCCCGGGCTCAATCCGGCCCCACATACATGGCGAATACCTCTCCACCCTGGTCGGCTGCGCCATAGGTGAACAGCCATTTGCCCGGGGGTATTGCACGCTTGCGGTTTCTGAGCTGTCGGCTAAGTACACCAGCCTCCTCAACGGTCGAGCACGTCCAAAACATCGCCCATTTCCCGGGACGCTTCATAACCGGAGATAGCCGGTCGATCCATACTCCGGGGCGGTGACGTAGGTCGGGTGGGTCGCGCCACTCGACCATCACAGCACCTTGGTCGTGGTCACGAAGACACCCACCAGGTACTGGACAGAATGAGCGTTCTCGGCGGCCCTTTTGTCCGGTTCTTCCGGAGTCACGCCGAGTCCCGACGGAGGATGAGCAGCCGCAGCCACAGTGATTCACTGACACCTGTTCGCCCGAGATCCTCATTGTGGGGAACACACATCCCGGCCAGATTCAGATCGTCGTTGATTTGTTCGTCGGCCAGGCCGAGGGCAATGGCCTGGGATACCGGGATCAGGTGGCCGACCTCGAAATCCTTGAACGCAAGCACCGGGGCGTCAGGATCTTGCAATACACAGAGCTGACAGCGTCGGCCATCGCGCTCATAGATCCGCCGGCGCAAACCTTCACTCACGCCCCGGCGGATGGTGCTGACGGTGCGAGGCGTCAGGCCGGCATCAGCGCGACTGACATAGCCGCGCTGACGATGTCCACAGGTACACCACCCGACCAGGTGGCGTCCTTCCTCCCGGTAGACACCCTGGCCGCCGCCACAGCTGGGACAGGGGTGCGGCAGTTCGTAGGGCTCGCCCTCGGGCGTGCCGAACGGGAAGAACTGCTGGGGGCTCATCGCGCCCCGGCCATGGCATTGGGGCACCGCATGACATGACCGCGCGGGACGTCGGTCTCCACCCAGCCGAGGCCACCGCAGGTGGCGCAATCGGGACCGCACAGTCGGCCGGGCGGAACACCTGCCTCTCTACCGCCGGGCGCCGGGGCCGAAGGTCCGGGCGGCCCGGCGCCGTCTATAGACGTAGATACGTCTATGCGCGAAATCCCTACCTGGCGCCGCACACCGTTTGTGCGGTCGTAGGTAGGGGTTTCGCGCTCTGTGTGCGGCGGGCCTACCTGGCGCCGCACAAAAGGTTTGCGCTCCACAGGCCATACCGAGAATCGCGGACCTAGCCGATAGGTCGCCGGCCGCCGCCGCGCGCCGGGCTTGACGAGCTCGAGCCAACCTTCCACGACGAGCTGCCCAAGCATGGCCCGGGCCTTCCAGTGAGTGATCCGCGCTCGGTCGGCCATGAGCCGACCCGAGACAGCCGCACCCTTACCGCCGATGTCCGTATCGACAAAGTCAGCGATGACCAGCAGCACGATGGTGCGTTCGAGGTCGCGCGGACCGAGCAACAGAACACGATGCATGGCCGGCCCGCTCATCGCTACTTATCCACAGATCGGACCGGGATATCCCTGGCCGGCGTCTCGGGGTGGTACTCGGCTTCCATCTGGGCGTGGATCAGCTGGACCTGCTCGGCCAGCGGCATCAGCACCGCGTCCTCGGCCGCGGTGAGCTTGCGCCCGGCCAGGTCCTCGACCAGAAAGACGATGCCGAGGGCCTGATCCAGGCTGAGGCGAACCGGCTTCGACTGGTTCTTCTTGATCGTGGTCATGAAAGCACCAGCTCGATGTTGCCGACGTCGCCGCCGCAGTGGCTCGGGTGGCGGTGGCGCTCGGCCGCGGCCCAGGCGGTGAAGGTGGCGTCGCAGTCCGCCACCCGGCAGCGCCACCGCTCACGTTTTCCCGGACTTCCCCGACCGGGGACCGCTTGCGGTGGCGCTGCCGGTCCCGCCATCCCGGCGCCGGTTTGACGATACGCAGCCGGGTGGCAGGCCCTGGATGCGATCAGGCCGGGGCAATCAGCCAGCCGCATCAGGTTTATGGGGTCGGTCATGCGATCCACTGGCGGGCGATCTCGCACAGGGCGACAAAAACCGCGTCTTTGTCCTGTTCTCGCCGTTCCAGATCCTCATAAGGGACCATGTCGGGATGGGTTCGCTCAACGGGATCGCGGGTCGGGCCGTAGCGCCAACCCATGCGCTCGTAGGCCAGGACCCAGTCGTCGTGAAGCTCGGCCGGTGACGACTTACGATCCGACCCGCACATCATCTCAATGACATCGAGGAACTGGGCCCGGAAGGCCTCCTCTCGCTCATCCCACGGCTCGGGGACGACAGGAGCGGCAACAGCAATGGCCTGAAGGCGAGCAGCCTCGTAGACGAACCGGGCTCGCGCCGGGGTGCTGCTCACACTCTCCCCCTGATTGGTGATGGTCACGGCCTCAGTTCCTCCCGATCCGGATGAGGATGGAGCCGAGCAGGACCAGGACCGCGATGACCACGGCCACGAGCAGCCAGCCGCTCACCGGATGACCGCCAAGAGCCGGGTGGCCT